GTTCTGGTGTCATAGGTTATTTATCCTTGAGTTCCTTGATTACCTTGACTGCGGATGCAGTCATATAGACTAGAGTAGCAAGACCCACGACTAGTCCTAGAAGTTCGTTAATATGCCCCAGTTCGATAGTAGCAATAAAGCCCCCTGTGCCAATGGTTGATTTGTAAAGAATGTCGTGCATTTTTAATAAGCTGTATAAGATGATAAATCGCCAACTGTGACGGTGTGTCCAGTGATGTCGCCTTGAAGTGTGTCGAGAGTTGTGATCATTGCGTTAAGCTCTGCGGCTAGACCGCCGTAGAACGGGCCAGAGCCTGCGCCAAAGAACGTAGATAGCAACCATAGCTCAGAGCCGATGACTGCAAAGATCGGGTTGCCAGAGTCCCCAGATATGATCGGGTCGTAGAATGCTAGGCGGTGCGGTATTGTTGGAGCTCCGTAAATCATTGTTGGATTGGTACTTGCTGACTCTCCAATAAGATCAAGGGCAATGCCGTTCTCGCTGAAGTCCATTGCAAGCAGTGGAAGTGCGCAGGCTGCTGCACACGTTGCTCCAGCGGGTAAATATGTCTCGTAGCCGTCTGGGAATATCTTACACGGTGTGATTGAAGCTGGAAGGTCTGAGTCTAGCAGGATCATCCAAGAATCCGTGCCTTGGCCATTGCTGAAAATACGAGCAGCCTGAACAACCGTTCTGGTGATGACTGTGTTGTCAGATGCAATAAAGCGAATTGTTGCCCCAACTGGGATGAGATAGTGGTTTGCGCAGACTGCGTGTCTTGGTGTAATTGCTGTCCCAGCACGTCGAGTGCCTCCAGTAGAGTTCCAAGGCGAAGCGCAGGTGAGTGCCTCTGCGTGTGTCCCTTGCAGGAAGAAGCTCGTATTACGGACGTATGGGTCTTGGGTTGTGTAGACCTTCTGCTGTGTTGCTGGGTTAGCCGCAACCAGAGCGTTGTCCATTGGGTCGGACAGTGCCTTGCGTGCGCTACCAGCTACGCCACCTTCGATGACTTCAACGACCGATGCGCCCGACAATGTGAGTGTCACGCTGACAGTCCGTGTGGCCGTCGCTGTGCCGCTAGTTGCCAAGATAGTGATGATTGCACTGGCAGTAGCCTCTGGTGCTACCATAAACACCACTTGACCATCAGGTGCTACGTTGATCTCGGTCGGGTTGTCTGATGAGTAGGCAAATGAGATGGGGTCGTCGTTAAGTGAGTAGGTGACATCTGGGACTAGGGTTACTTGCTCGCCAGTGGAAGCCGTGGTGTACCGTGTTCCCTCCTTGTCGTCCTCCGTGTATGGTGCGTTTGTATCTGGAGTGATTTGCGTAGGCTCACGAAACTGGTCTATTTCAAACCAGAGGCGGAGAGCTTTGCCCTCGTTAATTGATACTGTTCCGAGTGTTGCCACTACCCTTGATTATTTTCAGTCAATGTCCCGTCAAGGCACAAACGTGTTTTGCCCCCACCAGAAACTGTCTGAAAAGTAGTTGAAGTTCGGCAGCTAATAAGAGTGCCAGTTAATGTGCCGCCTTTGCCAAAAGCGTCATCGCCACCTAAGCACCTAGTAAAATCTCCGCTAGCTGTTGAGTAACTTCCAAAGGAATATTCACCACCCTTGCAATCAATGAATGTACCAGTGGCCGTTCCACCTGAATTAGTAAAGCCTCCAAAGGCTCCACCGAGCCCAACGCACGACGTAAACGTACCGCTGGCAACACCATCACCACCAAACGAGTTAGAAGCAGCAGTGCAATTTAAGAATGTACCACTTGCTGTGCCGCCGTTACCGCCGAAAGCATTTGAGCTTCCAGTGCAGTCAATGAATGTTCCGCTTGCAGTTCCTCCACCACCAAAGGAGTTGGAAGTTGAGTTGCACGATCTAAAGACTTGCAAAGGTTTATCTCCGACTATATTCAAGCCTCCTAAAGCAACCAATCCATAAACCAAAACATCATTAGCAGATACACTGATTGCAAAACCATCGACGGAAACAATCAGTTTGGTCAAGTCAGACGCAAAGTTTGATGCTTGTATGTCAACGAACTCAGTGTCAATATTAAGCTGAGCTGGTAAAGTGTAAGAACCCGCACCAACGAGCAGGGTAGATCTGTTTGTTGAGGATAATGCCAAACCATTAGGTGTAAGTGCCTTTGCCTTAGTGTAGGCTGCTACAAGAGCAGCGCCATTTTCGGCAGCGGAAGCGCCAGCATTTACCTGAACAACTGCTGAGCTATTCAATCCGCCAATATTCTCGTAAGAGCTCGCTCCAGTAAATCGAACCTGATACTTTCGTTCAGTGTCTACCATTACCTGCCCTACGGTAGCCGTAGCAACCGCATCAATCTCAGCAGTTGTTCCCGATGGCGGGACAAAGCCACCGAACTCTACGGTATCAGCAGCACCAAGCCCGAAGGACGTGCGTAGTTGTGTCTGTTCTGTGGGGGTAGGTGGAGTTCCTACGGGTGCGTTTCCTAGATCAATGCTCATTATCCGTTGTAAGTTAAGTTAGTGCCATTGAAAATCAATGACTGTCCGTTGAATAGAATTATAAATTCATTAGCTGGACTAGTAGATGGCAATACACTCTTGCCTAGACTGTTCTTTAGGCTTAGGTGCATACTAGTACTTGTGCGCTGCTACGATACCTGATGTAACTGTTACTTCGCTGAATGCTCCATAAATGATTGTTCCAGCAGCAAAGGTTGGTCCAACTAGCTTAGCTGTACCGTCAATGCTGGATGCAGTCAAAGCACTGAACACAGTGTCATTTAAGATTTGCAACGCTCCATAGCGTTTACCTGTTACTGCATCAGCAGCTTCAAGAATATCTGATCCTACTGAGGAAAATTCAAGGGTATTATTTCTAGATGAACTCATAATTGTATTATAGCACAGGTGCTATCTTGATTGACGGTTTACGTAAGTTGAAAACTTTTTGTTAATTGTATTGTTGTTTGATTTTTTATCTAAACGAAGTAGTTCTATATCAAGCATAATTTTAGCTTGAGAAGCAGCTACTGCTGCTTTTTCAGTTTGACCATCTCCAGTATAAAAATCAGTAAGTGCAGTATAGATAATATAATCAACGAACTCTGCTGGAATATCTGTACTATCTGGGGTAAAGTTAGCTTGTAGTTCTTTTTTGTAAGTTACAAATACTGAAGTGCTATCCGATGTAGTTAAGTTAAGTATATGTGCTCCAACGGAATCCACATAGAACTCAAATTCTAAAGCAGAATTACTCAGGAACGGCTCAGTTTTATGCACACGTAAGAACTCACCAATAGTTTCTTTGGCTGCTTCTGCGTATGGAACTGTTGCTGCTGGGTCTGTTATAATCAATCTGGACTCACCCACCACTAAATAACGTGGCCAGCTATCTGATTCATTGTAGGCACGGTAGACCGCACGATTCAAGGAACTCGTCAAGAAAAACTCGTCAGCAGCGGTTAAGCTTTCCAGACCAGCAATGGACTGAAAAGCATTTTTAACCTCAAGAAATGTAGCGTTAGATGGCATTACTGTACGTTATTGTTCAGTAGTGTTTCTGGTTTGTTTAACGGTGTTCCGCCCGCTTGTACGTTGTGACGAGCGAACTGGGTTCTTGGACGATACTGCAATACATCGTGACGAAACTGACGGCTTTGGTTACGTACCTTATCAATTTCAGAAACAAGAATTATCTCAGAATTTTGATCCTCTACTTGAGCTTTATCAGTCTGTCCATCACCACGTAGGAAATCTGCGTAAGCACCGAAAGCGCAGTACTCAAAGAACTGATATGGGATGTTTGGATTATCATTGGCTTCGTCGCCGTAGCTACCTGATGTATAAGTACCACCGTCAGCAATAACTGCTCCAAGGTCCTTGCGATAGGTTGCGTATACATTAACACCGTCAAGAACTGTCGGGCTAATAATTTTTACTGAAGGGAAACCTCCAGAATTTAAAGTTGAAACATATGTGTATTCTTCTGGATAACGTGTATCTGTTGGATCAGTTTTGTGAATCCGAAACACTACATTGGAATCATTGGCTAGATCTTTCCCAGTTCCATATGTTTGAATTGTATTGTCGTCTCCTGTTGCCATTGCAACGGCTTCTCCAATTACAGTAAAATCAGGCCAGGGGTAACGTTCAAACGCTGTACGAATACGACGATTAACTGCTTGCCGCAAAAATGCTGCGTCAGTTGTTTCTAGTGAAGCTAGTCCAGCAATGGACTTAAAGCGTTCCTCTAGATTATCATATGTTAGGGTAGGATAGTTTGCCATATATATTATAG